ATTATTAGTACTATCCCAAATTAGTTGATTACTATCAGCTAGCAAGCCACTGGTACTACTCCAGTAGGGAATATGATTTGTTATTCCGCTACCAGTAACTAAATTAGTTGGCAGCAGGCCTATGACGCTACTGTTAAAGTCTGTAATATTACTTGATGTGTGTGTGTGTCCGATTATGCTATAATTACCGCTAGGTTGTAAATTAGCATTTGTTATTCTAGAATCAACCGAGGTATTAAAATCAGTAATTTGAGATACTGTGTGAGTATGTGAACTTGCGGCATAGTCGCCAGACGGTTGCTTTCCATCAAGCGTAGTTTGTAGGTTAGTAATATCTGATATAGTGTGAATATGCCCATTAGCACTAACATCGATACTATTAACTTTTAATGAAGTAAAGTTTCCGCTGGGGCCGCTAATGCTTCCACTAAATACTGCGCCGTTTAACGGAGCATAAATTCCGCTAGTCAAAACATTAATTCTGGCATCTACATCTGTCTGAGATTGAGTTGATCCTAGGGTTCCAGTAATAGCTATAGTAAATACCGTTCCACTTTGAGTTATTCCAATACCAGTGCTAGCAACTAAACTTGTTATTGGTAAAAGTCCACTAACACTATTGTTAAAATTTGTTATATCTGAACTAGCATGGTTGTGTGAACTTGAAGCATAATTGCCTGATGGTTGTTTACTATCCAAAGAGGTTTGTAGTCCACTTATATTGGATATATTATGAAAGTGACCAATTAAACTATAGTCACCACTAGGTTGCAAATTAGCACTAGTTATTCTAGAGTCGACAGAACTATTAAAATTACTAATATATGAACTATTTAATCCGCTAACATTAATATTTACTCCGCTAACATTAGAGATTAAATTTATGCCAGATCCAGCTTTTAAAAAAGATGCTATCTCAGTATGGATGCTATTAATATAGTCTGCAGGAAATGGAACAACAGCGTTGTCAATGACAATATTACTGTTATCATATCTTAAAATATCAATTCTGGAAGTGTTATTTCCAACAGAAGTTTCAATTTCCAGAGTATTTATAGATGGATCTAATATTTGTACTGAAAATGAACTCATATTACACAATCCATAATTGTGGTGGTTTGGCTAAATCTCTTAACCAGCTTTATTGTGCCATACAATATTCTTAATACTTGTTTACCACCAGCAACATATAGATCATTTGGACTTTGTATTTCTAAGTCATATTTTGCACTACTAAAATCATAATTATTAGTTGCACCAGAAGATAGTAGTAATAAAATTTGACCATTTGGACCATCTATAGTAAAATTATAATTGTTATCATTAACATTTGTTGTTGAAAAGGTTTTTATATTTCCATTATTGTCTTTCCATGTTAATCTAGCGCAATAATTAGTAAGGTTAACTATATTATTATTATCATCTTTATATATAATAGATAATCTAAAAGATGAACCTTGTTCTATATTAAAATCATACTTGCTTGCTGGCATTTTGGTATCCTAATACAAAAGATACAAGAGTTTAAAATTATATACACCTATAAAAAAAGAACCGCCTTTCGGCGGTTCTTCTCTTATCAAACTAAATTTAAAGTAGGATCAGAGTGAGCCAAGGATAACTCTACGGTTATCTAGAACAGCAAAGCCCTGTTCGGCCCAGCCATAGAAACCGGCTCTCTTTTGACGATGTAGAGTCTCGTCTTCAAAGACCTGAACTTCTTGGCGAATTGGCATTATGAAACTATCTCTCTTGCTTAGGTCTAGACCAACAACTAACTCGTAGTCATTACTTGGTAAAGTGCCACTAAGAACACTGCTATAAAATAGCTGATATTCTTGACCTTCACCTAGTTCGTCTAGATCGTGTAGATTAATACCGAATACACGATTAAGAGTACCATCAGCAGCGGTGTAGATTTCACGACGAGTTACCTCGTCAACCTGATCAACGCCCCAATTACGAATGTCTTCCATAGCTTCTGGACTAACATAAAGATCTGTTAGCTTGCCACGGTTGACTGATGCTGAATTACCGCCACCATTTCGGCGCATAACGGTCTTCATTAGACTAACTAGACGCTTGGTGAACTGACCAGCAGCAGCGTCACTATCGTAAACAATAATGTTACGATCAACACCAGCGGCTAGTAGTGTGTGCCAACCGTCATCGTTCATCTTCTTAACGAATTGAGCTTCAAGAACTTCCATAGCACGACCAACAACATCCCAGCGAGCATCACGAGCATACTTTAGAAGATAATCTATGCTGGCACCAATGTCAAAAGTTGGAACCATAACATAGTCACCCTCTACATGCTTCTCTGGAATGTAGCCGTGGTTAGGAATAGTATAAGCAACAAAGTCCTTCTCTGTGCCAGGAGCAAGGAAGTCTAATGGAAACTCTGGAGTGGCACTTTGGGCCAAACGAATTGGCTCGAAGATACCATCAAGAATGTTACCATTGAGAACACCCTGACGAAGAGGAAGTTCTAGTGCTTTAGCAAATTCACGATTAGCAGCAATTGCTACTTCACGATTTGCTGAACCAGAGCGTACTAAAAGATCAGTAAGTTCTGGTGTTGGCTGAAAGGCTGTTGTGTTAGCTGGCATTTTTAAATCTCCCTTTTTTATTGAATTCAAACAATATTTACTGAAACTTTGGCGTAGCCGTCTGCGTCTTTGGAACTTAAAAAGCTACCAATTTGGACAGCATTGGTTGAAGAAGTTCCAATTAGGCCACTTGCACCAACATATGCGGCACTACCGGCTGTTGGTGTGATACCAGCAACTAGGTAGTTAGTAGTGACCTGACCTTGGCGTAATAGTGTAACCTTACCGCCAACTTGAACTTCGTCTTTGTGCCAATTAATGTGTTGTCTAGTTAGATCTAGATTAACAACATCATTAAGAAGAACACCGATTGGCTTTGTGCCTGAAACAGCGGCGACATAACCAACAACGGCAGACGCATCGTCTAGCGCAGCACCAGAACCCGCAGTTACTGCTGAGGCAATACCGCCACGCTCGGCAGTCGAGTTCATGAAAAATGAGATATCTGTTAAAGTTTCGATACGGTGTGGTTTAAGAGCCATGTTATTCTCCCTTATTAAGTTGCTTGCCTAGTCTATTATACACAAATTCAATTAAAGCTGCTCTAGTTGTGTCTTCTGAAGAATTTTCTTCAGTTTCGCCAACACCTAGATCGACGCCTTGAGGTTCATCGACGTTTTCTAATACTGTCTCATCAACAGGATCAGTGCTTTCTGATGCTTTCATCTTGTCTTTTTTCTTACCTTCTTTGTCCTTATTCATCCAAGGTGGCATCTTGGCCGCCCATAGACTTGTTACTGCATCAAAAGCATCGTCGGAAAGTTCTTCAAATTTTTCAACAGTTGCTTCTGCAACCTCTGTTTCGATACCCTTGTCAAGAAGAGCGGCTTTGCGAGCCATTTTCTTTTCTTTCTTTTTCATCTCTTCTTCTTGCATCTTATAACCTGCAATAACTTCATTAGCAGCATCAAGTTCACTCTTTACTTTCTTCATCTCTTCTTCTTTTTTCTTCATATCTTCGTCCATCTTCTTAGCAGCTTCTTCTTTTTCTAAAGTTACTGCATCAAGGCTAGCCTTGACTTCTGCTAGTGCTACTTCATTAGCCTTAATTGTGTTTTCGAGTTCAATTGTTTTTTCTTTGAGAGCAGATGCGGCTGAATATGCTTCCTTTACTAATTCTGGAGCATTTTGCATTGCTTCAATTTTTTGTTTTAGGTCGTTGATTTCTTGTTCTAAATTCATAGTATTATTCTCCACATTTAAATTGGACTGACTGTATGATACACCTGAGAAAGATAAATCTTCATTTTTTTCATCATTTTTTTTTGTAAACAATGGACTGTTGAATATTATACTATCTGGATTAGCCGGTTTGTCAACAAATCCTTTGCCAGAAAAAGTAATATTTCTTAAAACTCTACCTATTTTATAGTTCTCATGTTCTCCAGCACCACCATAAGATCGTAAATATTTTGTTAAATATGCTGTTGCCTCATTGCGTGGTAAAACATGATAATTACCGGTAGATTTATCTATTAGACCATAATCAAAACCTTTAAAAAAGCATTCCATACTTACGTATTTTGTACCATTTTCAATTTCGCTAATAAGTTTTTGTGCTCTTTCTTGCAGTTCTGGTATGGTAAAAGATTTATAAATTACAGAACCTGTTAATATATGAAATTTTTCTGGTAAATTATCTACTGGAGTATTTTCATCGATTAATATACCATCTTCAGTAATTGGCCAATTTGATACAATATGACCTATGATGGTTTTCTCGTCATGATCTAAATTTGTGGGTTTATCTTCTGGCGTGGCTCTAGCAGCCCAAACTTCTGACTTATCAAAAATATCATCATTCTTATTCCAGTTTGAACTAACTAAAATAGATTGTACATAATATAAATCAG